AATAGGATTAACAAGTGTTATCACTAAAATTTATAATGATAAAACAGTAAGCGAAATAATAAAAGATATCATTAATATTAATACAGCGGAAAATAAGAAAAAATATGTGCTTGAAATGAAAAAAACGACTGTAAAAATAAGCCCTTACGAAAAAATAATAATTGATAGCACTTATGAACTAAGTAAGAATAATCTGGTAAAAGCAACAGATTTTTTAAATAGTGTAAGTCACAGTAGAAGCATTGCGGATTTGAAAAATAAAATAATTGTAGTTAGTGGTGATGAAAAGACTCAAAGAGTAGTGGCAGAAGCAAAGGATGATGCAAGCATTAAAGAATTTGGATTACTGCAGGAAGTAGAAAAATTTGATGAAAAAAGTAAAGGAAATGCTCAAAATATAGCAAATAATAAACTTAAAAGACTTAACAGAATAAATGAAGATATTAGCTTAACAATGCTTGGAAATGAGAAAATAAGAGCTGGAAGGATAGTAGAACTTGAGAATGATAATCTTTATCTACATGGAGAGTATTTGATCAAAGATTGTGAACATAGTCTTGAAAATAATAATCATAAATGCAGTATAAACTTAATTCAATACTCTGAAAGTGATATTGAAAATGAAATAGAAGATGCAACAGAAACTTATGAAAAAGAACAATCTAAAGAACAAGGGAAAACAGAAAAAGCAAGTAATAAAAATAGTAAAAAAAATAAAAAAGGAGCAAAGAAATGAGTTGGGAAAATGAATTTGCCAAAGCATTTAAAGACAGGGATAACGTCATGCCAATGGGAGTACTGGAAGGCATCGTGATTTCAATAAGTCCTCTGAGAGTGAAAATCAAGGAAGGTTTAATAATACTAGAGCCTGAACAAATTTATGTAAGTCGAGGACTCACAACAAAGCATTATAAAGCAAAAGGAACAGGGAAATTAAAAGGAAGTAATTTAGGAACAATTAAACTGAATGGTACGTTGCAGACAACAGATGAATTAAAATGGTCTGATGTTGATGTGGAATTTGATTTTGAAGTAACTTATCAGCTTGAAGAAGGACAGAAAGTATATGTAATTCCAACGACAAGCGAGCAGATGTATTTTATATGTGATGTCATTGAAAATAAGGAGTGATGTAGGTGTTTCCAAATGTTAAATTTATTGGCGAAAATGAAATAAAAGAACTGGAAAAAGAGTCATCGCTTGGAAAAACATTTCTGATTGATTTTACTGAAGGAAAAATGCTTAAAAAGGATGGAAGATTAATAAAAACAGATGACATAAGAAGTATAAGGATGTGGATTGAAAAGAAATTATTAACTGAAAAATACAAATATAAAATATATAAAACGTATGGATTAGGGTATAAAGAAATGCTACTAGGCAAGAGATTTCCTACTCCTTTTTTATATGCGGAACTTGAAAGAGAAATCGAAGAGGAAATGAAAAAACATCCAAGGATTTTAGAAATTGAAGACTTTGAAGCAATAATGGAAAGAAACAGATTAAAAACAAAATTTAGAGTAATATTGGATAATTATGAATCATTTGAATGGGAGGCGTTTTTAAGTTGACGGTAATTATTAAGAAAACAGCAGAAGAAATATTAAATACTATGTTAAATAATTTGCCTTCTGATTATGATAAAACTGAAGGTGGATTATTTTACGATAATCTGGCACCTATTTCAATTGAATTTAGCAATTTTAGAGATATTGTGGATTATGTACATAAAATGGGATTTGCTGATACATCAGAAGGAATTTTTCTTGAAAAGATTGCAGCGACAGTAGGACTTTCACGAAGAGAAGCAGTAAATTCTGTTGGAGAAGTTCAAATTGAAGGAGAAGCAGGAACAGTTGTTGAAGTCGGAACAAAAATAAGCAGTGATACTTTTATTTTTGAAACAACTGAAAAGAAAGTTATAGATGCTACAAAAAAAGTAATTGTGCCTGCTAGATCGGTTGACAAAGGAAGTGGATGTAATGTAGGAATTGGAGCAATAAAGTATTTCCCAGTCACAATACAGGGTCTTACTAAAGTAACGAATTTAAAAGAATTTAAAGAAGGATATGATGCAGAAACTGATGAAGAACTGAGGACAAGATATTTTATTAAGGTCAGAGAGCCAGCAACATCAGGTAATATTTATCATTACAGGCAATGGTGTTTGGCCGTTCCAGGAATAGGCGGAGTGAAAGTATTTCCATTATGGAACGGAAATGGCACTTTGAAATTAGTGTTAATGGATGTCAATGGACTAGCTCCAGGAACACAGCTTTTAAAAAATGTACAAGATTATGTGGAAGAACAAAGGCCGGTTGGTGCAACTGTCACTTATAATGCTGCAATTTCTAAGATTGTCAATTTTACTGGGAAAGTTAGGATTGGAACAGAAACAACAATTGAAAAAGTAAATGAAGAATTTAAAAAGAAAGTAATAGAATACTTCAGAAAATCAGCTTTTAAAGATGATTATCTAAGCTATGCAAAGCTTGGAAATATCCTTTTAAATGTGACTGGAGTAAAGGATTATCTTGATTTTAAAATGAATAATGGTAATACAAATATAACGTTAGGAGCAGAGGATGTGCCTACTTTTGGAACAGCTAAAATTGAGGTGATGTAATGGAAAAGTTAATAAAATACATGCCAAAATATTACAAAAAAGTTGAAGAAATTGTAAATCTACAAAAGACAATAGAAGATACTGTAGATGAAGAAGAGTTTTTGAAAGGTATTTTAAGGCAGAAATTCGTGCAAAGCTCAACTTGGAGCCTTGAAAATTGGGAACAGATATTTGATATAACAACGGATATATCTTTATCAGATGAAGCTAGAAGAGAAAACATAATAGCAAAAATGCAAGCTGGAAAAACAACAACAATAAAAATGCTGGAAACTATGGCAGAAGTTTTCAGTGGTGGGGAATGCAAAGTCATAGAAGTAAATAATGAATATTTCTTTTATATAAAATTTATAGGAATTTATGGGATTCCAGCAAATATGAATGGTTTTATCAAAGCAATTGAAAGAGTAAAACCAGCACATTTAGGATTTAAATTTATATATAGTTACATGACTTGGGATGAATTTGACAGATACAATAAAACTTGGGATATGTGGGACGGCTTAAATTTAAATTGGGAAGATAGAGAAAAATATAAGGAGTAGGAGGTAAAAAATGCCAGCACAGAAAAAAACAACACTGGGTCTTAATCAATGGATAGGGAGTGAATATCCGAAAAGAGTTGATTTTGTTGAAGATAACAAAATAATAAACGATGAACTGGAAAACAGAGTAAAATACTCAGATTTAGCGGAAGAAAATAAAGCGGGAATAATAACATATGCGAAAATTAAAGAGGTAGCACCAAAGCCTGACTTGTCGCCTTATTTAAGATACGATCAGACATTAGTTCACAAAGGGGACAACATCGGGACAATTGATTTTATCATCCGTTCAAGCAAAAGTGTAACTTTTACAGCTCACGAAATAGCGATGTATTATCTTGGGAACCCTGATGTTTACTGGGGTTCATTTCACGTAAATGGAGGACGTGCATACTATAGAGTCCCAGGCCGGAACAATGGGAACTGGTGCGAGATAATGGACAATCATGACATGGCAGCTCGTGATTCGGATAGAGCAGATTTAAGGAATAAAATAAATGATTTATATAACCGTAGTGATAGAGACACGGTTAGGAATTTAAGGCTCGTAGGATACATACAAGTCGAAGTGCAAAGAAATGAAATGAGAGAACGTAATGGCTATGTCGTGACAGGCGGAATCAATGACGACAGAAACTATACGTTAGATTTCTTGCAAATGAGAGCATTGCAAATGTGGCGAGAAGGATGGAAAAACGTTCCGTTTGAATAAAAAAGGAGGATAAAATGAAATTTGAAGTAAATGAAGTTAGGATAATAGAAGAGGAAGATGGATTTAAATATTATGGAATATTTGACAAGGATGGGAAAGACTGGTACGAAGAGCTTAAGAAATTTAAAAGAGACACTTTAAAAATTATGTACAATAAAGAAACATGTTTAGTTTTAAGCACTTATGTAGACGCTTCAATGTTGGCTCCAACAATGCCTGGAGATATTGTTGAAGAAATACCTTTTCAGGAAGTAGAGATTGCTCCTGATAATTATTTTGTAGGCGGGAAAATCGTAAAGCTGAAAGAATGCGAAACAATAAAAGATGGGAAAATAGTGTTTGACAGGGATAAGCGAATAGAAGAAATAAAAAAGGAACTCTATGAGTTAAGACTGGAATATGATGCAGCTCCGTTTGAGTTTGAAGTAGGAGGGATTAAATATCTGCAGAACAACAGGAGTATAGACCAGTCTAACCTGACTAGAATAGTAGTAATGTGCCAGGCTATGAAAAAGACGGAATTCGAGAACTGGAAATTTTACACGAAGGATAACAGCGAAAAATATGTTAATCTGACTTTACAGGACATGCTGAGAATGGCAAATATAATGCAGGCACATACAACCAAGGCGATGGCTACGGAAACGTTGCTGTCGCATAACTTAGAAAATTTAACAGATAAAGAGCTTAAAGAGTATGACGCTAAAGACAGATACGAAAAAGCTTACAAAAATATGTAGATTAATCGTGTTAAAATCTCACGATTAATCCCACGAATAAAGGAGGTAATATGCTTGAAAAAGATAAACTGTATATTTCATTCCACAAACCCCGCGGTGTAGTGGGGTTTTTAATTTCCGCATGGACTTTCGGACAATACTCACACTGTGAATTTGTTTACAATAATCAGGTTTTTCTTTCAAATCCAGGTGGAGTAAGAAAAAGACCTTTTAAATATCAGAAAAATTTTGAAATTTTTGAGATGGACAGCAGTGTCAGAGCTGAGGACATAGTAGAGTTTTACAATACAGCACAGGGTAAAGGATACGACTATTTAGGGATTTTAGGGCAGTTTTTTTATGCGTCTAAAGTCCAAAATGACGACAGATATTTCTGTTCCGAATTTTGCCTGAACGCTATTGATTATGCTTTGCAATTTACTCTTACATACAAATTGAAAAGCTTAAAAGATAGAGTTGGATATACTTTTAATCCTAG